GTAGCATGCGAACTCAACATTTCTGCGTGTCCACTCTGTCACCGTAGCATCAAATCTACTGAAATCACTCATCACCACCTCGTGTTCTTTACTAACAAACCGCATCAAACTCTCTGCAATTTCCTGAGGAGTGTGACATGGCATGTACCAATGATGGTGTTTAAGCACATCACGCTTGAAAGCCAATGTAAAGCCAGATAATCGCAGCGTGTGTGTAGTTGGACATGTTGTAATGTTCCGAGGATTATTAGCAACAGTGTATGGCTCCCGCTTTTGAAATGCCTTAGCAACAAATTTCTCAGCTGCTACGAGCACGGCCCTGAGTGTTCGTTGTCGCTGTCGTGGACCACTCTGCAGCTCACCCACTTCCTCAACCGAAAGTGGGCTTCCACTACAATCCCCAACGACATTATCAACAAACTCACGAGCATACTCAGCATAACAAGCGCGGACCTTAACACGTGCCGCCATCCTGTGTGGTTTCTCAACACGATTCGCAATAGTGTCTATTTCATTTGCTCTACACTCAGAAGGGAAAACCGCTTCAACATTAGCAAGCGGAGCTTTAGCGTAAAGACGAGCATAATCATTAGGCTCCTCTTCATCAACATTCTCCGCTATCTGATAATGCTTGGCCAAATCCCCTGCCTTGTGTACAAAATACTCTCCACTGTGTGCTCCCGTCATGAGATATTTATGTAGTATAATTGCGTCATCACAACCCAATTTGCTTCTACGCTCAGTGTCAGACAATTGTGGTTTGGATGACAATTCATACCCTACCTTCAAAACCTCTAATTTTGATTCAGGAATCATAACTGACGAAAACACTCCAGTCCTACCCAAACTAACCATAGGCCCCTCCGGAGTCGAAATGCGAAGCACGTTAAATTCTCCAAACGTAAACTTAGCTCTCCGGAGTTCTCGACCATACAAATCTCCATCCCACATCCACACCCTGGCAAACGGTATCAATGACACTATTCGCCGGTGTTTGGACATGGCAAACTGGTCCACATAAAAGACCATTGCATTCGCATGATCGACAAGGCCCATGTGGGAGAAGAGTTCAGCAAAACACCAACACACATTCTGTTTAAGACATCTATACGGATGCATCCTCCAACTGATCCATGAGAAAGTGGGTCTTTTCAACTTAACGTACATAACATCCTGGTTGTAATCCCAGACGCGATGTACGACAGTTTTACCACCATCAACATGGTATTCAACATAATCATCACAAATAACAAAATGTCCATTCTTAACAACATCTGCAACACTTTCTGGACTAAACGTATACATCAAGACCGGATGGCCATAACGCAACCATTCTTCCCATTCGACATAATAATCAACATCGGTCATCATGAAGCAAGCCTTTTCTGGTATATCATCATCTCGGGGTCGGATTGCAAAATCCGCCAGTGAATAAAATTCACGCTGCCCGAGTAATTCATCTTCACGTGCGCTAGGCGATACCACATATGGTATAAGGCCAGCAGATGTAATAGCCTGCATCATAGAAGCAGTTGCACCATTACGTTCCTCTGCGGCCTCCTTATGTGGATGTCCAGCGCGAACCGTAGCACTAACACGGGTCAACCCATGCTGAAATAATCGACGTGGCACTGATGCCATGCTCTCGACAACATAAGATCTACGCATGAACCTACTCCATGTCATAGCAACGACCTTACTCATAGAAACAACGCCCAATATGAGAGCCCCACAAACCATAATCTCACCCATGAAATCGTCCATGTTTGAGACACATCAATGATAATACATCAATGCTTGGTTTGTGGATAAACCAGTACCATGACTGGTAGGAAAGTG